GATGATGCGGGCGAGCCATTCGTCGAAATCGTCCTTGTGCTGTGGCTCTTTGGTCTGGACGACTTTGGCGGCGGTATCGCCCGGCACGAACTTTGCCCGGCGGCGCTTGGCGAGATCGCCTGAAAATTCGGTGTCCCAATAATCCTGGAACTGCTTGATCTGGTCGGGCGTCCACCCCTGCGGTACGCCGATCAGGGCGTCCGGGATCGAGCCTTCGGTAAAATAATCGAGCTGCCAGAGTTGCCGGCGCAGCGCGATGTTGACGGTCATCAGAATCTGCTGCACCGGCGAATAGCCGTAGACCCGATGCGCCCGCACATTGCGCGGCCGATAGATAATGTCGCGCGCCGAGTAATTGACCGCGGGCAGGCCTTTGAGGACCTGCTGATAGGCCGGCGGGAACACCCATTCCCCCTCCCCTCCCTCCCCCGCAAGCGGGAGAGGGTTAGGGTTGCGATACGGCTGCGGGGTGCGGCCCCAATCGTCGATCACGCGCTTGATGGTGGCGCCGTCGAGTTGCTGCAGCGCGAACAGCTGGCCCGACCGGGTGCGCTGGCAATACAGCGTCGCCGCGTCGATGACGAACATGTCCTCGAGCAGCGAGCGCAGCCAGGTCTTCCAGCGCGTCACGCCCGCTGGACCGTATTATCTGGTTGGATTACGTTCCACTTTTACGGGAATTGATCAGGGGGAGCGAAATGCCGGTTTGGTCCAAAGATATCCAATACGGCGCCGCGATTGGGTTCGTTATCCTTGTCGGCATTGTAGCAATCCAATTCGGCTTCAGCGCCAAGCTCGTGCTCGCGCTCCTCGCCGGCGTCGGCATTCTGTTTTGCGCCTCCCTGTTCGAGGGTCTTCCGCGCGCGGCCATGCTCGGCGCGGGCGCCGTATTGCTCCTGCTCGTTGCCTATGACCTCGCCACGACCTGCGACAGCGCCTGCCAGCAGACGAGAGCGGAAGCGGCCCAGCAGAGAGCCGCGCAGGACCAGGCGCGAATGACCGCCTCTCAGCCAGCCGCTCCCCAGTGCAATGTTAATCGAATGCCTTACCACTACGAGGCGAAACGACCCTCGGTCCCGGTAAACCCTGGAGGACTCTGCGCCACGGCGCTCTTCTTTAGCGGCCACTGTTTATTTGTGACCCAGGCAGATCACAATGAGGTACTGGGACCTTTCTGTAAGGGCGAGGGTGCCCGAGTTTCGGACAAGAACGGAAACACGGTCGAACTCCCAGTCGACATTGAGTATGTATGGAGCGCCGACGAGCCTTTCGACGACGGCATCGGCCTCTGGCAACCGCGATATACTAAATGGTTCCAATAGTCGGATGTTAGCAAGTGCCCTGCATGAACGGCAGCGAAATGCGGGAACGATTACGCGGTCGAAACACTGATCTTAAATATCGCTCCGCTCTATCCGGTCGCTACGCCCGACGCCGCCTAGGCTTGGTTCGATTTCGTGGAACGCCTTTGCATGAAAGTCCGCAGCGCCGCCTCAGCTTCGGGCGACTTCGCTGAAAGCCGCTCCACATGACTCTGCATCATCGCCTCCAACTCCGGCCGGCGTTGCTCAATGTCACGCGTGATTTTGAGCGACTCCTCTGGAGTAAAAAGCCTTCCTTCCTGCTCGTCAAAGATAACACCGTTTGTTGCCCGCGCGTATGCAGTCGCGGCCATCCAAACCGCCATTCCTTCAGCAAAATCAGAAGACCATGTGAAGGCAACAACATATTTCCAATCGTGACCGAAGTTCAAATGTTGGTAGGTATCCTCCAGCTCACTGAAATCGTAGATGCCGTATTCAATGCTTGTTTCCTCGTCGCGCAATCGGGCAACAAGGTTGCGGTCCGGCTGGGGATCGGATAACCGCAGAGGAAATCCCTCAGCGTCGATAGATTTTTGCCACTCCGCGATTGACGTGAGTCGAGCGTCGGTCAGAACGCAAATTTGCATCGACATTTACGTTCCCTTTGCTTAATCAAACAGATCTTAGGTTCAGAGCCAACTTAGCTTGATTGAGACCACGTTTTCAAGGTTATTTCGCGTGGATGCAAGACGATGATCGGCACGTCGGGCCCTACGTCAGTCGCCGCTCGGAGTTCCCTTGCCCGCCACGGGTCCACACTCGCGTCCCCCGTCTTGACGTCATAAATAGCAATTATATCACCAATATCGTTGCGCAGAACAACGTCCGGTATAACACTCCTCTTAGTAGAGCTGTAATCCGGAGGCAAGCGAAACGGCCATTCAACATCGAGAGGGCTGATGCCGCGAATGCCCTCAGCTATGACGGCGACAGCGAAGGCCGCATGTACGATCCTGCCATATCTCTGGGGCTGACCCGGCAAGCGCGCTAGTCCATTGACAGTTTTGGTGAGAATTTCGGCCAGTTTATCGGTGACATTGTCAATCTGCGAAATGCCCGTCGATTGCCTTGGATTGACTGGAAATATTGGAGGACCCTCGGCTTGTGCAAATTGGATGCCTTCACGCGTCCATTCGCCGCCGCCGGTGTTATGCTTAGGCACACGCGGCTCTTCAGGATCATAATCTTTGCTCAGAACCCGCTTTGCTGTGGGCGACGCGTTTTGAGGATTAACGATTGGTGCGCCAGAAGCATTCGTGAAAGTATTTGCTTGCCCACCCGCATTCGCCTCGATCGGCACGTAGCCGGTGGCGGTGAGAACCATCGGACGGTTGGCGGCGGGGTTGGCGAACGGATCGAGGCCGAGGCTGTCTCGCATCTCGTTCAGCGTCACGGCGCCGAGTTTTACACGGGATTCGAGATGCGCTTCGGCCTGCGCGGCGTCGGTGTCTTCGTCGAGCCAGACGAGTTCCAGGTCCGGCGAGGCGAACTCTTCGGCGATGACCTCGTCGATCAGATCCTTGACCCACTCTTTGGTGGGTTCGAGACCCTCCTCCTCCGCTTGCGCCGATTGGTTGTCGGCGGTGGCGCGGTTCATCGCCTTCACCGCCCATTGCGGCGGCACCGAGAAGGCGAAGCAGATGATGCGGGCGAGCCATTCGTCGAAATCGTCCTTGTGCTGTGGCTCTTTGGTCTGGACGACTTTGGCGGCGGTATCGCCCGGCACGAACTTTGCCCGGCGGCGCTTGGCG